ATAACAAGATACATTCTAAGGAGCATAGGCAGATGGTGTTTGATGATGATGGTAATCTAATTGGTATTGATGAACCAAAGAATAATTAAAATGATTAACTACACCCCCATATACGATAAATTATCTGACAATTTCCTAGACCGGAGGGTCCACCTTCGTAAAAAATATGCGTCATCGGCGAGAGGGGTGTGGTTATTTTTCAGAAAATTTTACTAGAAAGGAGATGAAATTTTGTGCCAAAAGTTAGTGAAAAAACGTTAAGAAAGCGAAGGATAGAGCAATATAGAGAGGTTTTTAAAAATATTGATGATGATAAAATGGCAATAGTTGAAAGAACAATAGATTTTGCTGTTGACCTAGAATTTAGGCTTGATAACCTGCAAAAAGACCTCGATAGAGATGGTTTTATTGAGGAATACTGCAATGGAAAAGACCAATATGGCACAAAAGAGTCTACTGCTAGTAAAGCGTATTCTACAGCTATTAAAAATTACAATTCTCTTATAAGAACGTTACTTTCATGTATGCCAGCTAAAATAGACACTACGAATGATGATGGTTTTGAAGATTTCATTACCACATTAAAGAAATGATTCATATGAATTACATCGATATTTATTACAATCAAATTAAAAACAAAGATGTAGTAGTATCTGAAAAAGTGGCAAAATTATTTAAACATTTACATGATAAGTTAAACGGAAAAGAAGAAAAATATATTTTCGACCAAGATCGTGCAACACATGCAATAGACTTCATTGAACGATATTGCAAACATTCTAAAGGTAAGTGGGCTGGTAAACCTGTTATTTTAGAGGTATGGCAAAAGGCTATATTGTCAGCATTGTTTGGCTTTAGAGATAAAAACACAGGTTTAAGACAATATAGAGAATTGATTTTAATAGTGGCCAGAAAAAATGGGAAATCCACATTATCTAGTGGAATAGGATTGTATTTGTTATTCGCAGATGGTGAAGCAGGGCCTGAAATTTATAGTGTAGCGACAAAAAGAGACCAAGCAAAAATAATTTGGTTAGAGTCTAAGCGTATGGTTAAAAAATCACCGTCATTAGCTAAACGCTCTAAATGTTTGGTAAATGAAATCCAGTGCAATTTTAACGATGGAACATTTAAAGCACTTGCGAGCGATAGCGATAGTTTAGATGGTCTTAATGTTCATGGAGCACTGATAGATGAGTTGCATGCTATCAAAGATAAGAACCTTTATGATGTAGTAATTGATGGTATGACTGCAAGAGAACAGCCTTTATCTATTATTACATCTACTGCTGGTACAGTACGTGAAGGTATTTTTGACCTAAAGTATGAAGAAGCAGCTAATATTATTGCCGATTTCGACAATGAAGAAGGCTATAAAGTAGATACTATTTTACCAGTGATTTATGAACTGGATAGAAGAAGTGAATGGACTAATCCAAAATATTGGGCAAAGGCTAATCCTGCACTAGGAACAATAAAAAATAAAGAACAATTAGAAGATAAAGTAAATCGTGCAAAGGCTAATCCTCATTATGTTAAAAATTTATTATGTAAAGATTTTAATGTGCGAGAAACTGCTACAGAAGCTTTTATGACTTTTGAACAACTAAACAATGAAGCAACGTTTGATGTTGAGGTTTTAAAACCTAGATATGGCATTGGCGGTATAGATTTATCTGCTACAACGGATTTAACTTGTGCAACTATGCTTTTTAAAACGCTAGAAGATGAAAAACGTTTTTATGTAGAGCAGATGTATTGGATACCAGAAGAATTGATTGAAAAACGAGTACATGAGGATAAAGTGCCTTATGATATTTGGCTAAAGCGAGGATTTATTAGGTTAAGTCCTGGCAATAGTATAGATTATCGCTTGATTGTTGAATGGTTTGAAGAAATGCAAAATGAAAAAGATATATACCTGTTTAAATGTGGCTATGATAGTTGGTCTGCAAAATACTTTGTTCAGGATATGATAAATACTTTTGGCGAGCCAACTATGGAGCCAGTAATACAGGGTAAGAAAACTTTATCTGGTCCGATGAAAGCTTTGGGGGCAGATTTAGAAGCTAAACTTATAAACTATAACAATAATCCTGTACTTAAATGGTGCATGGCAAATGTTAGTGTGGATATGGATAAAAATGGTAATATCCAACCATGTAAATTACAAAACCCAAGACAACGTATAGATGGATTTGCGTCTCTTTTGGATGCATATGTAGTCTATGAACGAAACAAAGAAGATTACATGAATATTATTTAAAAAGGGGGTGAGAAATTGCAGTTTAGAAGTTTATTCAATAAAATTTTTGGCAGGGAAAAACAAGCTAAAGATGTTACGGCACTTAAATTATTAAATGGATATGCTAATGCATACACTCCTTTTTCTGGAAACAGTTACGATGATTCTACTGTTAGGGATTGCATAGATACCATAGCAAAACACTTTGGGAAAATGCGACCGAAGCACGTCATAAAAGAAAATGGGAAGATTATAAAAAACGCAAATGATAGATTGAATTATTTGCTTAGTAATCGCCCAAATGAGCTGATGACAACTAGTGAATTTTTAGAAAAGATAATTGCCCAGTATTACACATATAACAATGCGTTTATCTATATAAAATGGGATATGGCACTGGAAAATATAGAGGCTTTATATCCGTTGGATTTTCCAATGCTAGAAATTTTAGAGGATAGAGAAAATAATTTATATGCACGTTTTACTTTTGGCGGTGGTGAGCGTACTGTAATCAATTATGATAGCCTGATTCATATCAGACGTCATTTTAATAGAGATGAATTGTTTGGTGATGATAATTCCAAAATAATGATTGAGGATTTATCAACATTGAAAGCTGCTAAAGCATCTATCGTTAATGCAGTAAAAAGCTTTACATCGCTTAGAGGTTATCTGAAATGGTTAACGACCATGAGACCAAACGACATGAAGAAAACACATGATGATTTTGTTAATACTTATGCAACTAACAATCCTTCAGGAATTGCAAGTATTGATAATAAAGTTGAGTTCCATGAGTTGACCACAAAAGTAACAACGTTTAATAGCCAGCAAATGAGTTATGTTAGAGATAACATATATAAACATTTTGGTTTGAATGAAAATATAATAATGGGCAAGTATACAGAAGATGAGTATATAGCCTTTTATGAATCTGTCATAGAACCTGTAGCTGTTAAATTAGCTCAAGAAATGACAGATAAGATGTTTACAAGGCGAGAACGTGCATTTGGAAATGAAATCATCTTGGAAAGTAATAGATTAAACTTCATGTCTGTGGCTTCTAAAATTAAAGTTTGTGAAACACTTATCCCTACTGGCGGTATGACAATCAATGAAATAAGAGCAATCTTTGGTTATGCTGGTATAGAAGGCGGTGATGAACGTCTTATCAGCTTGAATTTTGTAAAAGCTAAAGACCAAAGTTTATATCAAACTGGAACAGATGATAATTCATTGAAAGGTGGTGAAGATGATGGGGAAAATGGAAACAAGAATGGCACTCCTGGAGCCAGCCAGTGAAAATGAAGAAAACAAGCAACTTGTAGAAGGGTATGCAGCAGTTTTTAATCAAAGGACATTGATATGGGAAAGCGAGTGGAGCGGTTGGAAGTATATGGAAGTAATAGACCGCAATGCCTTCGATGGTGCTGACATGAGCGATACTGTATTTAAGTACAATCATGGTGATATTGCTATGGTACTTGCTAGAGCAAGCAATAATACTCTTATTATGAATACCGATGATAAGGGCCTTAGAATTAGTGCAGATATTATTGATACCAATAATGGTACAGATGTGTATAAACTTATTAAACGTGGTGATTTAAACAAGATGAGTTTTGCTTTTACTGTAAAAAATGAGCGTTCAGAATCTGATAGGGAAAATAAGATTTATACACGTACAATAACCGCCTTTGATAAAATTTATGATGTGGCGGTTGTCGATTTTCCAGCGTATGATGGAACATCTATACAGGCACGAAGTAAAGAGTATTTTGTGAACCTAGAAAAAGATTTACAAGAAGAAAAAAGAAGAAAAAAATTATATTTAATGACTTATTTGTAATGCACGTTTAGACGTGCTTTTTTTATGCAAAGGAGAAAGAATATGAATAAACGATTAGAAGAAATTTTACAAAGAAAAGAAGAAATTCGCTCTTTGTTAGCTGATGAAACTAATAAAAATATTAATTTTGATGAGATTGAAAAAGAACTTCGAGAACTTGATGAAGAAGAAAAAGAAATTCGCAGACGTCAAACAATTATTGATGGTATGGGTACAATGATAACTAGAACAGCAGGTCAACCAGCTAAAAAAACAAATGTTTTTGATAGTGAAGAATATAGACAAGCGTTTATGAATTATGTTTGTCGTGGTGAAAAAATTCCTCAAGAATTTAGAAGTGATGAAGTAACAGCTACAACAGATATTGGGGCATTAGTTCCACCAGTTACACTCAATAAAATTATTGAAAAACTTGAAGCATACGGTATGATTTTGCCACTTGTAACACGTACAGCTTATAAAACAGGTGTTGCAATTCCAGTTTCTAATGTAAAACCGGAAGCTACATGGGTAGCTGAAGGTGCTGGTAGTGATAAACAGAAAAAGACTTTATCTGGTACTATTACTTTTAGTCATTTCAAATTGCGTTGTGCTGTAGCTGTTACTTTAGAAACAGAAAATATGGCATAT